GAAACAGACAAACTGATTATTAATGATTACGACCTTATAACAGAGTTTTCTACATTTGTCAAACATGGACAGTCATTTCAAGCGGAAGAAGGTCACACAGATGACCTTGCAATGTGTTGTGTATTGTTTGGATGGATGACAAATCAGACTTACTTTAAAGAACTTACCAATGTAGATATCAGAGAAAGAATGTTCTTAGAACAACAAGACCAACTAGAACAAGACATGGCTCCATTCGGATTTATGGACAATGGTATTGATGACCCACTTGGTGAATCTGTTATAGATGAATATGGTACGAGGTGGTCACCAGTTGTGAGAGATTATCAAGACAATTGGTAAAGAACACTAAATTCCTACATAATATCAATAATGTCATGTTCGTATTTAATATAACAATTGGAACAAACTATTTTTGATTTTTCTATGAGGTTAACTACTTCTTTTCTAGATTCTTCGTTAAGACCTAATCGTTTAGATTTAAAACGAATCTCTTTATCGTGGGGATAAAATCTAAGACAGGCTGTTTCTGGTTCACCACAGTGATGACAAGAATACGGTGCAAGAAACTCATTTAACCAAATAATTCTTCGATTATAGTTTTTCTTTGCAACTTCTTTAATGGTCTTTTGGTATCGTTTATAGTATGACATGGTATTATTTATAGATTCAAGTGCATATAAAAATGGGTTTTTAGAAACTGAAATTTACTAAATATACACAAGAATGATTTATTTGACAAAGAATAAGGAGAAAAAATATGCCTTTTCAAGTATCGCCTGGGGTTCTTGTCAAAGAGGTTGACTTAACCAATGTAGTTCCTGCTGTATCGACATCTATCGGTGCAATTGCTGGTGCCTTTGAAAAAGGCCCAGTTTCAGAGATTACGGCGGTTTCTTCAGAGGAAGAATTAGTCAGACTGTTTGGTAAACCTAATGGAAGTAACTTTGAGACATTCTTTACTGCATCTAACTTCCTTCAGTACGGAAACGCACTGAGAGTTGTAAGAGCAGAAAGTGCTGTCGCAAATGCTATGAGTGGTGGTTCTGGTCTTTTGATTAAGTCCGACACTCATTATCAAGATAATTTTGCTGCTGGTCAAGCGTCCAGTGGTGAGTGGGGTGCTAGAACTGCTGGTACTCACGGAAATAGTTTAGGTGTGTCCATGTGTTTGGGGCCACTTGCTTTTGAACAAACTTTTGCTGGAAACGCTGGTACACTTGGTGTAACAACTGGTACGCCTGCTGTTGGTGCAACTACTGTTAATGTTGACACTGGTGGTGGTTCTGCTGGTGCTGGTGGAGCTGCATATAATGTCGGTGACATTGTGTACTTCCAAGAAGCAGATGGACAACAGTATGAAGTTACTGGAATTTCAACAGACACTTTAACAATTAGACGTTTAGATGACCCAAATGGTGGTGGTCTTAAAACTGCACTTGCAGCTGCAACAAATGTTCGCAGACGTTGGGCTTTCTATGATTTATTCGATAGTGCGCCTGGCACTTCAACATATGCTGCTGGTAAAAACATTTCTGATGACGAAATGCACATTGTTGTATTTGACAGAACTGGTCTTATCAACGGTTTCAGAAAAGATACTGCTGGTGAAAGAACAACTTCTGTTCTTGAAACATATCCATTTGTATCAAAAGCGTTTGGTGCTAAAACTGCACAAGGTGGAACTAACTACTACCCAGATGTGATTTTCAAACAATCATCTCATGTATACTGGTTAGACCATCATTCAGTACTTGGTGCTGGTGGTGGTAAGATTGCCGCTGGTACTGCTGGTACATCTGGTGATGCTTTCCCAGTTGGAACTGGTACTACTGGTGAAATCGGATTTAACCTTTCTGGTGGAACAGATGATTATGCATTAACAGTTGGTGAACTAGACAGTGCATACACAGAATTTGAAGATGCAGAAACAGTTGATGTTAACCTCATCATGGCTGGTACATCACCAGCATCTACAGATGGTGTTACACACGCAACTAATCTGATTGACATTGCAGAGAAAAGAAAAGACGTTGTTGTCTTCATCTCACCAAGAAGAGATGATGTGGTTAATGTTGCAAACTCTACCACACAAGCATCAAATGTCAAGGGTTTCTTTGATAATCTTGCAAGTTCTTCATACGCAGTCTTTGATAGTGGATACAAGTACCAATTTGATAAGTTCAATGACGTATTCAGATTTGTACCACTGAATGGTGATATCGCTGGTCTTTGTGCAAACGTAGACACAGTTGCAGACCCATTCTTCTCGCCTGGCGGTTTCAACAGAGGACAAATTCGTGGTGCAGTTAAACTTGCGTTTAACCCAACCAAAGCACAAAGAGACATTCTCTACCCTGCTAGAATTAATCCAGTTGTTTCATTCCCAGGCCAAGGAACAGTTCTGTTCGGTGATAAAACTGCACTAAGTAAACCAAGTGCATTTGACCGAATTAATGTTCGTAGATTGTTTATCTTACTAGAGAAAGCGATTGCAACCGCTGCTAAATTCCAGTTGTTTGAGTTCAATGACGCATTTACTCAAGCACAATTTAGAAACTTGGTTGAACCTTTCTTGAGAGATATTCAAGGTAGAAGGGGTATCACAGACTTTAGTGTTGTTGCAGATGGAACTAACAATACTGGAGAAGTAATTGACCGAAACGAGTTTGTTGCAGACATCTTCATCAAACCAGCAAGGTCTATCAACTTCATTCAGTTGAACTTCATTGCAGTGAGAACTGGTGTCGCATTTTCAGAGATAGGGGGGTAATTAAATGGCTACGTTAGACGAATTTAAAGCAAACCTTATTGGTGGTGGTGCGAGAGCTAACCAGTTTAGAGTAACTTTCAACACGCCTGGCGCAATTGCAACTGGACTTGATGTACGAAAAGCATCTTTTCTAATCAAAGCAGCTGCATTGCCTGGACAGACTATCGGAGAAATTGCAGTTCCATTTAGAGGACGTAATCTCTATATTGCTGGAGACAGAGAATTTGAAACTTGGGAAACTACAGTTATCAATGACACTGACTTCAACATTAGAAATGCAATGGAAAGATGGTTGAACGCAATCAATGATACAGTAACAAATACTGGTCTATCAAATGTTGCAGATTATACTGCTGATTTGACTGTAGAACAGTTAGATAGGGATGATACAGTTCTTAAATCTTACATTCTAAGAAACTGTATGCCTCAAGGTACTGGTGCGATTGAGTTAAGTTACGAAACTGCAAATGCTATTGAAGAGTTCACTGTAACTTGGAGATATTCACACTTTGAAGCCTCTTCAGTTAACTTCTAATAAACGTACTAAATAGTAGTACGAAAAGGAGTTATTATGGCTGAATTGTTTGGTTTCACAATCACTCGTAAAAAAGAAGAAGGGGGAGCGTCCTTTACGCTCCCTACTTCTGATGATGGTGCAGAAGATATTGCACAAGGCGGTTTCTATTCTTCAACCTATGATATAGAGGGTAAGGATAGAACGCAATACGATTTGATTAGAAGATATCGTAACATATCACAACAACCAGAGTGTGATAGTGCGATTGAAGATATTATTAGTGAAGCGGTTGCATCTAATGAATATGATGCACCAATTTCGTTAGCCCTAGATGGGTTAAATCAATCCGATAAAGTTAAAAGACGTATTCGTGAGGAATTTGATAGAGTTCTTCAACTATTATCTTTTACAGAAAAAGGTCACGACATATTCAGAAGATGGTATGTTGATGGTCGGTTATTCTATCATAAGGTTATTGACACAAAAGACCCAAGAAAAGGTATTACCGAATTAAGATATATTGACCCTCAGAAAATTAAGAAGGTCAGAGAAAAAATTGCTGGTAAACCTAATCCCATTACACAAGTAGAAGAAAAACAAAAAGCAGTTGACTTTTACATTTATAACGAACATGGGATTACAACTGGTGGTTCTGTCAATAACGGATTAAAGATTTCAAAAGATTCTATTGCATATTGTCCTTCTGGTATTATTGACCAGAACAGAGGTTCAGTATTATCTTATCTTCACAAAGCAATCAAACCAGTTAATCAACTGCGAATGATTGAAGATAGTCTTGTTATTTACAGAATATCAAGAGCTCCAGAACGTAGAATTTTCTATATTGACGTTGGTAATCTACCAAAGATTAAAGCAGAACAATACCTAAAAGATGTTATGAATCGTTATCGTAACAAACTGGTATATGATGCATCTACTGGTGAGATTAAAGATGACAGAAATCATATGTCAATGTTGGAAGATTTCTGGTTACCTAGAAGAGAAGGTGGTAGAGGTACAGAAATTACTACACTACCTGGCGGTTCTAATCTTGGTGAGATTGACGATATTGTCTACTTCCAAAGAAAACTGTATAGGTCACTAAATGTTCCTATCTCAAGAATGGAAGCTGAACAGAACTTCTCGTTAGGTAGGTCTACAGAGATTACAAGAGATGAACTTAAATTTACTAAGTTCGTACAAAGACTAAGAAAGAAATTTACAGTTCTATTCCACGATTTACTGCGTACACAATTAGTTCTTACTGGTGTGATTGCAGAAGAAGAGTGGGATGCAATGAAAGAACATATCGCATACGATTGGTTACAAGACGGTCATTTCGC